GCCAGCATCCGGGATCTCGGCGTCGTGACTCTCGATGAACGCCTCCATAGCTTCCGTGTCCGCGTCCACGCCGTCCTCGTGCGTAAAGAAGACCCCGTCCACGCCAGCGGCATAGGGCTTGTCGAACGCCTTGCTAGTGTCCGCCCACGCAGTCCGGGCCAGAGCACCGATCGCCCACTCGCCCGTCAGGTAGTTGTGCACCGCGTACCGGTTGATCTCGGTCGTGGCGCCGCGCTGAGACTTGTCGATGATCGATCCGATCCGCCCAGCCCGGAACGACTGGAACTGCGCGGCCTCCAGATAGTTCGTGGCGCTCGAACCGTACTCCTGCAAGACCACTCCGGCCTTCGACCCCGTGAACGCGGCGATCTCGTCAGCGCTCAACGTGACCGACGCGACAAGCTGAGTCGTGTCGCTGTTCTCGTCCCAGAGGTAGACCTGAAGCGTGGCGCCATTCCTTCTGGCAAGGATCCCATAGCGGCGCCCTGCGGTGAGCGTGACCGGCGTCGCCAGACTCGACAGGACGTACTGCGCAGCAGCCCCGTCGAGCGTTCCGTCCCCGTCCCCGCGCTTCCTCAGCAGGATGTAGTTCGTGCTCGGCTGAACGAGGATCTTGATGCCGGTGATGTCGTCCGCCGCGCTGCCCACAGAGCCATCGAGATCCGTCACGCAGATCGCCATGCCGACCAGATAGTTCGCTGCGGTGTCGAGCACGAAGGTCGTCTCGTACTCGGCCGCATCCGGATCCACGATCGCAGAGGCGGAGTCGAGCAGGTACGCGCCGGTGTACGCGCTGAAGTTTAGCCCCTCGGTCAGGTGGATGTAGCCCAGCGGCGAGAACGCCACCGTATAGGCATCTGCTCCGCTGGCCTGACTCTGCTTCCCCCAGTCGTCCGAGAGCAGGCCAGAGGCGAAGTCCGCGTCCACCCAGACGTCCGGAGCCTTCCCGGGGTAGAAGAACCAGATCTCGCTGAAGAGACTGTTCACCCCGACGTGCACTTTGTCCTTCTGGAAGGTGTTCAGGTTGTCGTAGACGTAGTTCCTCACCGGACAGTCCATCGGCCGGGGGATGCCGTCGTAGATGTAGAAGTCGCCCTCGGCCATGAAATAGACCCGGTTCGCCACCGAGACCACAGCATTCGGGCCGAGGATCGAGATGGCCGGGCCCACGAGGTTCACGGCGAACTCCCCGGATCCGACCTGCCGTACCGAGTGCACCGACTTGTCCGTGAACGCGATGATCTCGGAGCGGGTCCGGGCGGCCGTCACGAACTTAGACCCCTGATACACCCGGGCGTCGCCAGCCGTATTGCTGTCGGTCACCGTCCAGTCATTGAAGTCCTCGACCGAGCACCAGCGCAACAGCAGCGGGTCGAATTGCTCGGTGATCGCATCCGTGGCGCCGAAGGCGAGGAGCTGGCGCGACTGGTCGTTCATGATCACGAAGTTCGCGCGGTCAGGGGATCCAGCGAGAGCGACAGCCCGGGTCGATGCGCCGAGCGACTTGTCCCACCAGTAGATCGCGCCACCCCTCGGGCTCGCGATCAGGTCCTCGCCCCAGTTCTCCAGTGCCCACGTTCGCGCGGCGATGACCGTCGCCGTGACAGTCCGGGGAGTGTTCCACGTCTCCTGACCATAGGTTCCCGTGCCGTAGCCGGTGCCGAACGAGGTCGTACCGCGCCCCACTGAGATGTCGTACTCGTAGTCGACGGATCCGCCGCCCGGGCCAGCGGTGGATGTCGCCGCGCTCGTGTGCTCGATGATGTACTCGTCGATCGAAACGATCTGCTTGATCTGGTACTCGCCGTCGATCGTGATCCCGCCCACCGCAGTCGCGCCGTCGAAACGCACGTAGTCGCCGCGCTGCGCCCCGTGGTTTGCGTCGGTGACCATGACCTCCCGGCTGCCGTTCGTGGTCTCGAACGGGTCGGTGAGCGTGCCGGTCTCGCGAAGCGGGGTGATGTCGTAGAGCTGATCGTTCTGCCAGAGGTAGAGCTTCGAGTCCGTGGCGAGGGCGACCCAGATCTGACCGTCCAGCGATGCCCAGTCGAGGAACTTCCGGTTCATCCCCTTGAAGGTGCCGGCGACCGCCTTCCATCCGCCCAGCTTCTCGGGCAGCCCCTTGCGGAACCGCACCTTGTCGCTGTCCTTCCAGAATGGCTTCGACCCGCGTGCCGACTGCTCGGTGTAGACACCGGGCTCGAACGGCAGGTCGATGATCGTCTTCCTCATGAAGGAGCCCCGAGCAGTAGGGTCTGGATCTGGATGACAGCGCTGTCCAGCACCACGAGAGAGTTGGAGTCCCTCATCTCCAGCAGGTACTCGGCATAGTCAGACAGCCCCGGGGATCTGAACTGCCAGTTCCACGAGTAGATCGGGGAGACCCCAGCCTGAGCGTCGTACCACTGGTTCAGGTTCATGCCCGCATAGTGCATCGCGTCGCCGCTCTGATACGTCAGGCGGAACTGCACCCCTTCGCGGATGTCCGCTGTAATAGATTCGGTGTTGTGCCACGAACCGATCCCGGCCGGGTAGGTGTAGACCCCGACGTTCGCGATCATGTCCGGCTGGCCGCCAGTCGAAGCCATGACGCTCAGGAACCCGTACACATACGACCCGGGCCCGATGTAGAGGTCCTGCCCGACCAGCGTGTAGGTCGACTGATCGAACTCGTAGTTCGGGTCTCCTGCGCCCGCCTCCTGAGAGAGGAGGGCTATCATCATGCTTTCAAATGCCATCACGCGAATCCCTTCGCCAGAGCGCCAATCCAGAGGTCGGCCGCCTGATCATACTCGAAGCTCGCATAGTCGATGGAGTTCGCTGCCGTCGAGAGCACCGGCGTCACCCCGCCCGGGAAAGCGTACTTCGAACCCCACGTAATCACCCGGTTTCCGGTGCCGTCCTGCTTGATGATGATCCGGATCACCTGACCGTTCACCGGGTTCGTCGGGTTCGCCAGCGTCCAGTTCCCGGCCATGGTCAGGGAGAACGTGTTCGAGAGCGCCGCGTTCACCGCCACGTTCCCACCAGAGTTCGAGAGCGTAACGCGGGACACGCGCTGCGCGCCGGTGAAGGTCTGTGCGACGTTCAGGCGGGCCCAGCTCGCTGCCGCCACGCCACCGAGGGCATCCGCATTGTCCGCGTTCGTTGCGCTGTCCGCCGATGCTGCCGCCGCATAGACGTCCTCGACGTTCGTGGCGTCGCAGTAGACGAACTTCGCAACGCCGGCCGGGATGGTCACCCCGGTCCCGGAGGCGGTCTTCACCGTGATGGTCTGGCCGCCAGAGGTGCTGTTGATGACGAGGTAGATCTTCGACCTCGCGGGGACGATCACATCCCTCGCTGATGGCGGAGTGCCCGTCAGGTTCAGGATTGCATATCGCGCCTGATCCTCAGCGCCGTTCGACGCCGAGAGAGTCACGTTCCCGGCCGCCACGGACACGGAGACCATGCCAGCGATAGCGTGCTCCAGCAGCGTGAACACGCCCGCATTCAGGACGTCGCCCCATGTGGTATCGTTCTCGCCGGTCTCCTGAAGCGCGAGACGAAGCCGATCGGTGTATGTCGTCATTCCCTACTCCTCGGGGCCTGCGGGACTGGCACGGCAGATAGCCGGTCGTACTGTGTCCCATAGAGGTTGTACAGCTCGCGCTTCGCCATGGCGAGCGATTCCAGATAGTCCTTCTCCCAGACCGGCGCCCGCTCCTCGGCCACAATGAACTTCTCCGCCTCGGCCAGCGCGGCCTTGAAAAGGATGTCGTAGGCATACGTGCTGAACCAGTTCGTCTCGTTCGACGAGCTGAGCGGCTGAGGACGGGACAGGTACCGGATGTTCACCGTGTAGGTGGCACCCGGAGGAGGGGCGAACCGGACCACGGTCTCGCTCTCGTCGGCGTAATACTTCGGCACCCCGTTCGCAGCGCCCGAGTTGTAGTCGAGCACCACGTTCTCGCTCCTGCGCTCCAGCATCCGGATGCCGGTCAGAGCGCCGCCAGAGATCCAGATCTGCTTGATCGCGATCAGGAGGTCTGGAGATGAGATGGTGGGCTTCGTGATCGTCGCGGCGCCGACGACCATGCTCACGGAGGAGTTCGTGCGCCGGAAGATCTCCAGATCGAGATCCCGGGCCAGTCGCTTCTCGGCGAGGTCTATGATGTCGTTGATCGCCGCCGTGAACTCGGAGCCATCCTCCTCCAGCCACGCTTCGATGCCGGCCACCAGCGTCGTGTAGGTGTTCAGTGCCATGCGTCAGACTCCGTCCACTTCGAGGTAGGTCGTTTGACCTTCATCGGAGGCATTGAAGAGGTTGCCCGATACCTGATTCCACGTCCATGTCGTCTGACCGCCAGACGCGGAGAAGGCATCGGCCGAGCCCGGGATCAGGCTCAGGACGTTCGAGTTCCGGGGCACCTGAGTCCCCGCGCCGAAGATCCAGTCCTGCGGCAGGATTCCCCCGAGAACCAGACGAACGGTGCCATCCCCGGCAGAGAACTCGATCACCTCCGCCCCGTAGATCGTGCCGGCCGGGGTGAGCGCGTTCACCGTGCTGCGGAAGCCCCTGCGCCCGTCACCGAGATCCGTGATCGTGAAGGTCTGGGAGTTGCCGCCCGCCACGTTGTCGTCTGGCAGGGGCTCAGGCTCGCTCGTCAGCAGCTCCACGGTGTAGGTGTCCCCGAGATCGTACGCCGCCTCCCAGCCCCGGATGTCCGGCACGGAGGGCGGGTTCGAGGACGTTCCATAGACCCCGTCGAAGTTCAGCTCGCCCAGAGCGGTGTCGTAGTAGTAGGGCGCGTCGAAGTCGCAGTCGAAGTAGCCCCATGAGGTGTGCACGCGCAGGGTGCGGAACCCGCCGTAGCCCTGCCACACATCTCCGGGATACGACACCCCGGCGATCCGCACGTAGACCGTGCCCGCGTTCATGTAGAACTGCGTGATCTCCAGATCGCCCGTGATCACCGGATCCGGGGTCGCTGCGCCGATCTCTGCGCCAGCGAAGGTGACCAGACGCGCCTGCCCCTCGTCGCC